TCGTCGTAGGAGGCGTCAGCATCTCACGAAACTTGTCCGCTTCAGGCGGCGGCAACTTCGATAAGATATCCGGCACCGCATCAAGCGCCTTCTGCTTGACCCGCTGGTATCTCTCGTCCTTAACATCAACGAAGGAAAACATTCTGCGCACATTATCGTTGACCCAACGTGATCGGTAATCGATCATCGGCGCGCAGTTGTAATGCATCAGCTTCATCCAATCCGGATCGTTGATCGCTGTGATGATGCGTTGCGCATGTTCACGTCTTTCCAGATAATTCGCGTCGAACCACGTCGCCCACCATGCCGGCTCGCGCATCTCCTGAGTTGGTTCTATCATTCGCAATTCAATTGTCTGGAAAGTCCGCACATCGGCAAATGCAATGCGCCCGACCATCCTCATCAGATCATCCGTCCAATGGTCACAGAACCAATAGGGGAAATATTCCGGCTGGATATAACCGAGAAGATCAGTCATCCGCTTAGTAAAAGAAATGCAGCAACTAAAAGAAGCGTTGCATAGATGACCATAGACAGCACCAATGCCGTCAGGAAATATACTGGCAGCTTGCAGAATTTTTTCATCTGAACCCGGCGTTACCAGCGGATCGTCATCAGCCAAGCATGTGTAGACATCGGCCTCGACTATGAGGGCGCGATTCCACTTGGCTGCGATCGTGTCCTCGCGCGGCCGCACGTCGACCACCAAACGCTGATCCTTGCGCAACTGTGTTTGTTGCAGCGCCTGGACGGTGTTCGTGTCATCTTCATCGACCTGAACCATCAGCATGGTGTCCGGTCGTGATAGACACATCAGATCGCGGCCAATGGTTTCGACAAGCTTTCCTGGCCGACCTCTGGTCGGCAATGAGATCACCAAACGCATGGCATTCCTCTTTTAAGTTATCCGTGCATTGCTGCTGCCAAGTGAATGGATCACTGGAACAGTTGGCACATCTCCCAACTCCAACAGCACGACATCCGGATGGCCCTCACAACGGATGACAATGCGATAGCCAGGAAAATCAAAATCACGCACTAACTCGCACACTTCGTCTTGTGGCGGCGGCTTCTTGGCACCTTCTGTCTTACCGACACGTTCATGTTCGGCCTTATGGTGCGGCGCTTTGGTCATTTGCTGTCATCCGCTGGTTCATAATTTGGCCGCTGCACATCTAAGGCCGGATCGACGGTAATCCGTACATCGCCACCCGTGCCACGGTAGCGTCCGCCCATTTCAAACCCTCCGCGCGCCGCCTGACGCACGTTGGCGCGCCCGCCCATCAGCGCCGCGTCACGATCGCGCATCTGCTGATTGGCTCGACGCTCATGTTCGTCCTTCGCTTCCTGCGTCAACGCCTCCGGACGTTCCATAAGTTGCTGACCACGGATAATGATCGACCCCTTATGACCTTTCGGCATGAAAAACCCATCGTGTCGCGAGGCCGGAACCGGCCGCCAACCGTTCTGATGAAATTCAACGTTCTGCGCCTGAAAGATTTCACTGTTGCCGTAGGTCGAAATTGCATTCCACTGATAGCTCCAGCCGATCGGAATGAATTTCACAGGCACATCGAACGGATCAATGCCTTCTTTGCGCGATCGGGTCAGAATCTCACCGTCGCGGCCCATTACCACGACGTTGCCGGATGAATCGCGCGCCGCCTGACGCACTGTTTCGCGTACTGGCTCCGCAATCTGCTTGCGCGGTCGTCCGCGCCCACGTCGCACCACTGGTTCTTGTTGTTCTTCTGCCATGATCAGGCCTCGTAATTTGCTTTGTCGTACTGTCCCTGCGATTGCAGCTCGCGCTTACGCCGCGCCATCTCTTGCAATCCGATAGGATCGCCCTTTTTGAAGCGTTTGGCCCCGCTAGGGTCGTCGTAATTCCACACCAAAGTGCCATCGGTAGCCGCAGACGCTTCACCTTTGGTCAATCGAACCTCATTCCCGCCGCCCGAAGTGCCACCGGGCGACGGGACGACCGGCGCAACCGGGGAGGACGGTTTGCGCGCCGATGTCACTGAGCCGCCATTCGTCTTTGCTGCTGTTTTCAACCCGATTGTCCTTTCGACATGATCGAAATACTGCGGTGAATCGACTTGCAAACCTTCGCCGATCGCCGACCAATGCGCAGAGGTCAACTTCGCGTTCTTCTGCTTATCTGTGATCCAATCGCGGTGATTACGCAGCCAATTCGCCGAATTCGGTGTCACCGATCCGACCCGATTGATGTAATCTTCGACTGCATCACCAGTCGATAGCTGCTGCGGTGCGGCCGGTTGCTGCTGTGCCTGCGCAAGATGTGCTTCCCAAGCCTGTTTTTGATAGGTGTATTGCTTCAGATCAGTGCGAGCGTCAGCTAAGCGCCGCTGCGCGCCGGCAGCCTTCTTCCAATCACCGGCTTCCATCGCAGCCGTATATTCGTTCTCAGCGGCATCAGATGCAGCCTGCGCATTCTGCAAGCCTTGTTCGATCGCACCGATGCGCGTGTCAGCCACTTCAGCTCGCGCCGTGTGCGCCGCCGCTTCGGCTTGCTGCCGCGCCGAATCGGCCGCGCGGGCGCGTTCTTCAGCGGCCTTGCGATTAGCTTCATCGGTTTTCTGTTGAGCTTGCAGTTCCTCATACTGCTTCTGCAACTCGACAACTGGATCAGCACCAGCATTGCCTTCCGGCTTCGGTTCATCGACCTCTACGGTTACGCCTTCTTCTTCGTCCGCCATCAGTAAATTCTCCACGGATCATCGACCTTGCCGACAATGCTGGTATCCGCGAACAGCCGGATCGGCGCCGCATCCCGCCCATTGTCAGCAACATGAAACAGTTCCAGACCATCTGACGGGCGATAGATCGCCCATTCTCCCGGCTGGACCGAGAAGCCACCGAATTTGTTGACGCTATCGTCTTGAAAGGCGAGGGTTCCGATCTTCAATACAAGGCCGACCTTGCCTTGAAAGCGATCTTCCATCAGCGCTTTATCAACGCGGATAATCCCGCCCCGCGTTGTCTCAGGACGGATATAGGACGCAACCAAGACCTGTTGCGCCGCCACTCCGATACCAGAAAAATCACCTACGGCGCGTAAGACCGCGCCGCGCGGATCTGATCCGCTTTCTTCGGCGATCTGCCGAAGAGTACTCGCTGCCGAAACCAAATTCCCGCCTCATGGGTTTTCCCACCCCCATGCGGCGCACTTCCCTAAGCGTGGGTTAACTCCTCAAACACAGCCTCAATTTCATTAAGCGCAAGCTCCAAGCCGCGGATCATACCAACCCGATATCTCTGATCGGACCAATCGGATGCAAGTTCCAGTTCCTCGCGCAGTTGCTGCCGCAGCTTTGCTATCCGCTGTTTAGCAGTGATGTTGAGCGCCGGGTGATCCAGCGGATAGAAGCTCACCGCTGATGGCTTCAACCGATCAGGCCCGGTCATTACGGCAGCCTGTTTTGGAATTTCTTCGCGCGCGGGACTTTTGCAAGCCGCGCGAGGCCGCCACCGGACCCGACATTATAATCCGGCCCCATCGGCCCTTTCTCCGATCCGATCTTGCCGGCGCCGGCATGATGCGGATGTTCCATCGGATTGCCACGCTCGTGCGTAGGACCGGATGGCGGCTCAAGTCCGCCGGCCATCTTTGCCGCTTTGTATTTCGAGGTATGGTGCGTACCAAGACCGGCTGATTTCACGCCGCCGCCACGCTTGCGCGTAATCACCGGGCCGCGGCCAATATCCTTGCGATCCATCTTTCCTGGCGCATGGTCGACGGGACGCGCACGCACCCCTTCCTGATAGGCCGGACCATCTTGCGGACCAACCCGGCCGCCCTTCTTACGCATCGGCATGCCTGGAGGAAGTCCTGGCGGCGGCAAACCCGGTGGCCGAACAGGTAAGCCACCGGGCGGCGCCATTGCACCGGGTGGCGGCATGCCGGGTGGCGGAACCGCCATCGGTGGACGCATAGGTGGGGGTGGAGCGGCTGGGGGTGGGGTGGGAATCGCCGCTCCACCCGGCAATGGCCCGCCCGCATGAGGACTGACCATTACGTTCACAGTAGTGTGTCCTTTATGCTTAGCGCGACCACCTTTCGCGCGATGCACCGACTTATCGTTGTCGGATGCGCCTTCGAATGGCTTCAAATCATCCTTGCCTAACTGTTCTTTGCGGTCGTGTTCGACCTCACCACCATGCTTGCGGCGAGGTCGATCGGCACGAACCTTAACGCGACCACCTTTGGCTCGATGCACAACTTTGGAGGCGTGCTTACGCACCTTAATCATATCGGTGCCGGCTGCGCTGTGCGAATAACCACCATCACCTAAGCCGCCAGTGATGTGGTGCACTCTACGGTGCTGTACCTTGTGGTCGCGATGTTCGTTATGAGGATGCGCCATTTACTTCTTCCCCGCTGGTTTGGGCGGATGCAGCGCAGTGTGAACGTTTAGCGCGTGTTCCGCCATATCATTTTCCCGATCATGTGCCAACTGTTCTCGATCCTGTCCTAGCTGCGCGGCATTCAAAGCATGTTCGCTCATATCGAACTGCCGATCGTGCTGGAACTGCGCATGATCGAGCGCCAAACCGCCGCGTTCCATGTGCTGTTCGTGCGCTTGCTGATGCGCGTCAAGCATCTGCTGACGCTGTTCGTGCTGCATGTTAGCAGCATCGACCTGACGATCGTGCGCCAATTGAGCTACATCGAGCCGCTGGCCGGCAACATCCATCCGCGCATCATGGGCCTGCTGAGAGGCATCAAGTTGCGCCTGCCGTGCGTTATTCACGTCTTCACGCTGCGTATCGCGCTGATGGATGATCATTTCCTTGCCAAGTTCGGCTGACGCCATATCGCGCTGAGTTTGCAATTTGGCCTGACCCAACTGCACTTGCTGCTGTCCGAGTTGCGCCTTGGTAGTCGCTTCCTGCGCATCGGTCTGCGCTTGCAACATCCTGGCCTGACCAATCAACGGGTCCGGACCCGGCTTCTGGTTCGCATCTGGCGGCATCGGAGGTGGGTCTTGAAGCAGGCCAGCGATATCAACACGAATGATCCGCATCACCCGCGTTAAAAGCTCTTTGATATTGAAAAATGGCGTAAACACTGGCTGGCCGGCTAGCTGCACGAGGCCGAGCGCAATCGCCAAACGATGCAGATGGCTTGGCGTGTTTGGATCTGACCGCGGTGTTAGATGACAGCTTTCCAAAGCCTGAATGAATTTTTGTTCGTCCCAAAAACCTTCCGGACAGACCTTATTGGATTTCCAAAAGTCCTCCGGATACTGACGGAATAGATCAGCAATCAATCCGATCTCTTCAGCTTGCGCCGTATGCATGCCTTTGTGCGAAGCGCTGATGACTTTTGTTGCTTGTTCTATATTCGCCATCATCGTTCCCACGGGAACGTTCTGGATTCCCTCGCCGGCCGGGAGATCCGCAACGCCGCCGACCTCTTTGGCTTGCTGGGTGATCTTATCCATAAGGCTAAGAAGTCCCGGCGTGACATCGCGGTACGGCAAGGGTGCTACGACATGGTTGATAGGTTGGCCTCCCGTTTCGACAGGCTGGAAGACGCCCGGTGAAAGCCGCATGTCGGTAGTGTTTTGCCTGCCGCCGATCTTGGCAATCGTGCCAGACGGGAAATTGGCAAACATCCCGGCATCGAGCGCCTCGCGCCACGCTGCCGTCATCGCCATAGAACAGTTACCCACCACGCCAATCATCCCCGTGCCATAAAAACCGGGACCGGGAATGTATGGGTACTTGACGTACATCTGCTTGCGTTCACATTGTTCGTCATCTTCTTCCCAGTTCCTGCGGATCGCCAGGATCTGTTTGGTTTCTTTCTCCATCGTCATCAGATATGGCAACCGCACGCCTGTGCCTTTGAATTTCTTCGGCGCATATTCCGGCAGATCAAGCTCACACTGACTTTCCCAAATCGTATAAGGCTGATCTTCAGGCCGGGTCGATGGCTGCGTGCCTTGGATTTCTCCGATCTTGCCTTCGACCACATCGATCTGATGATAGGGTGGTGTCAGCCCCGTCACCTCACGATAAGCACCCAGCATTTGCATGCGATGCAAATCGGATTTGCGCATCAGGATTTGATGCGTGATGCGCTCGCACGATTTCAGGTCTTTGACAGTGTCAGACACGATCAGATCGCGCGCATCGACCGATTCCGATACTGGCCGGCGGCGCCGCAAGCAGTAATAGACTTTCTTGAAGCCGCTGCCTTTGAAATGCGTACCCCACAGCAGCATATGCGAGGTGTCGGGATAGTATTCGGTCGCAGTCGTGGTCAGCCAGTAATTGAAATCGCGCTCTAAGGCTTCAGCTAGGTCGTCCTCCTGCACCGCAGCTTCGCCAAAGCCTTGATCGACTTTCACCGGACCTTCGGCCGGCAGAAGCTCGCCCTGTGAATTGGCCCAAGATTTCAGGACCGATTCAAGCAACAGCGGGTTGGTGACTTGGCTTTGGCCTTCCACCGCGGCCGAGCTATCCGCGGAGGTCACCCGCGGTTCTTTCATGTCCAGGCCAAGGAAATCCATGGCCCGATCGACTACGTTCAAATAACCTTTGCGCGATCGATCATCGGCCTCGATCGCTTCAAACATTTCCTCGCCGATCTGGCCCAGCCGCATGCCGTCGAGGCTTTCGGCAAGGTTAGCGTCAAACTTATCCGGCTCATTCTCGGCACGACGGATGGCATTGAACTGTACGACCACGCCGCCGTCCGGCTGATCGCGCTCGACGGTGCCGGATGCGGGATCGACGCGGACCGAATTATCGTCCTCGTCCACCACCACCTGAACGCCAGTCACCGCAGTGCCTAGCCCATCAGCCATTAGGCTGAATCCTTATCCTTTGGGAATTCTTTCACTTCGGCACCAATACCTTCGGCAATGCGTTTCTTGCGCGCAGCATCAGCCCTGATCTCATCGCGTAGCGAGGCAAACGAATAGACCGGAATAGCTCCACCGCGCAACCGTGCGATCTCTTCCAACAACAAACCGACACTGATCAAATTCAACTGATAATTATCACTGCCATCGCTGATGTCGGCATAATGCTGCAAGTTTCGTATCAGCAACTGCGCCTGTTTTTTTCTATCGTCGTCCATGTCACATCTTAAGAACTGGCTGCGTAATACGCTCTAGGATCGTCTTCTTCAGACTATCTAAACCAAGGTTTAGCTCTGCCGCGTTGGTGCCGCCAATCACCGCACCGAACCCCTTCTTCATACAAGCGACGATCGCGACTGAATGAATGTTGCCACGTTCAGCCTCCTCCAGGCATTCGCGCAGCTTGTCCACGCAGTCGCGTTGGTTGTCATTTAGCTGGCCGATGAAGATCGGCTGAGTGTGCGCCACCATCTTACCCCTTAATCGGAATGCGCTCGATCTGCTTAGCTTCTTCCGGTGTCGTGGCTACAGGCATTTGCAGCACTGTCGCGTATTGATCTTCAGCGAGGCGAGTCAACAGAATCTGCGTGCCGTCCGCAAACTCCAGCGCATCGTGATGCGTGTGCGGATTATACGTATTGATCTGACGGAAGATAGCGACTTTGTTGTAGTAGCTTACCTTGCCAGTCCACGTCAGCGCTCGCACCGCAACTGGTTCTTCGAACGCAAGCTCCGTACCGGGAAGCACGCAGACACAGACCTTCGCGTTATCGACGGACGCAAAGCCGGCTGTGCCAGTACCGAAATTTTTGGTGAAGAGCTTGTCGCCGACTTTGGCCGGCCGAGAGGTAACGTTCTGAAGTGAATAGTCGCACATGAGGCCTCTCCTTCTGGCCCCACCCAAATCCCATATATCACTGAATCGTTTCAGAGTGAATTCGGTGACTTGTCCGGTTTCACCGTTATGATCTACCGGCTATCCCAAAAAGCCGGCGAGGAGGACGGAACCGAACCTTGTTGCGGTGAAGGTGAAAGTACACCGCACGCCCGTTGTCACCATCGGCTGCGTATGAGTTGACCCTCCTCTTAAGCTCCGCGCCATGCGCCTTCGCCAGTCTTGATCCATTTGGCGAACAGCTTGCCGGCTTCCGGTTCAGTTATCGTGTCTTTATACTTTGTCTTGTCACCAAGCACACCGTAGTCGAATTCTTGGATCATGCAGTGATCGCGGCCGGGAATTGTGATGTTGACGTGATAACCAGCCCAATCAAATTTCTTAATCCCGGCAAAATGCATTGGCACGATAGTGCCATCCTTACGAACGTGGGGCCGGACGATATGCAAGATACGCTTCCGATGACCACGATCATTCAATTGAATGTCACGATCCTTAAAGAAATATGGCGTGCGCTTCACTTCTAGATTGAATACTGCATGCATGTCCTCGTCATTGGCGACTGACACCCGCAGCATGGCATAATTTG